GTCTCCATACTATCTACAGCACCAAAGATAAGTGTCCTTAGTCCTCCTGGCCCTTTATTGTTTAAGAATAGTTCTGTTGCAGCTGCATACCTGGCTTTCTTTTCTTCTTTCTGTATCTTTAAGAATGATGACGTTTCTGTGCTTACCTTTGAATAAGCATAGATACCCATTTCTGCCCTAAACTTTTTAGCCAGGGCTGGTGATGTTTCGTCAAATGTAGCAGCGTAACCCTGTATCATTTCGTCAAACTGGTCTTGCAGCAACGATGGGTCTAGGTTCTGCTTTTCATAGCTTGTTAAGTCTGAAAGTATTTTTCGTTTGGCTGTATAGGTAACATCGTCATACAGAGCCTCCAGGCTTGCTGCTCTAGCTGCTCTTCCATAAACACTATATTTATCACCAGGAACCTCTACCTCTTCACCTTTTGCCTTTGCATCTTCTATCTGTTGCTTAGTAGGGGCGTTAGCTGCACCGTATTCGGCACCTTCTATCTTCGCCATACCCTCAGCTTGTTTCATAAAGAAATTGCTCATTTGGTCTAGCTTGGCAGACATCTGAGCATATCCTTTAGATATCTCTCTTTCGGCAGCAAAGTCTACGTTGGGTATATCTAACCCTTTAAACTGCTGTTCGTATCTTAGCTGCTCTGCCATCTACACCACCGCAAAGTTATAACCACCAGCACCTGGCGTTGCCATTGCTGGAGTAGAAATTGTTTGTGCTGTTGATGATGCGGCAGTTGATGTTGCGGAGCCGCTAAACAATCCAGTCAAGCCTGATGTTCCATACACCATGCCAGCTGATACAAATGACATACCTATGTTTGCCACAGCCATCGTCTTAGCGTTACTCACTGCAACCCTGCCAGCGTATCTATAATTGTCTGCCTGGTATTTACCAAACTTTTCTGCAAGAGTGGCGTTATCCCTGGCAATAGTAAAATCATTTACACCTTGTCGTAGGTTGTAAGTTGCAATGACATCATGGCTATCACCTGACGAATAAGGGTCTAGGTTTCCTGACGCAGCCCTTGCTGCATTAGCTGCCATAATTCTATTCATCTTCTTTAAAGAGTTAACACCCTCTTGTTTATAGGCTAAAGATTTTTGCCTGGCCTGTTTCTCAGTAATATCTGCCTGACGGTCATACATTTGCTTTTGTGCTTTGGCTGCTTGTATTTGTGCATAGCTGCCTACTACGGCTGAGGCAATCGCTACTACTGCTAAGGTTGGGCCACTCATTGTCCTGTACTCACTTTGTAATCTAAACTCAATACAGTCATAAATACTGGCTGTGATTGACTAATTGTTATTTGCCCCTGGTTATCAAATCCCAGGAACCCCTGCGTTTTTTTCTTGCCTGTAAATGTAGGAACCGCACCTGTTCCACTAAGAGGCGTTGTCTGTAAATTGATTTCTCTGTTATTCAATTTTAAATTCTGTGTCTTGTAGAGATTAGGCGTTACCTCAAGTATTCTTTTCTTTTGACTAGCAATAGTGCCGCTAGATAACCGTGTCTCTACAGGATTAGTGATAACCTCAACATCAAAATCTAAGCCAGCCTCTACATAAACCGTAGGCTGCTGTGCAGTAGTAATGTTTCCGCTTGCTACAGTTACATCTGTGTCAACAACATCATCCCTAATTACCTTAGCTGTCTTGCCATCTATATGAGCATGACCGCTGTATGTGGTTCCTGAGAAACCTGATAGGGTTTGTACTGCACTGTCTGTGGTAAAATCGTCATTGAAGAGTTCAACGTAGTATTTTGTAGCCCCACCTATAGTTCTCTTTACAATCGTATAGATAAGGTCAACGTCTACAGCAATGTCTACAAACACACCGTCTGTAACCAGGTGTGATGGTGCTACAATGTTTTGCCCTTTGTTAAGCATGAACGCAGCTATCTGTCCTGTATAGGGCAATGATGCTGCTCTGTATCCGCTGCTATCCTCACCATTAAGGATAAGTAACAAGTCACCTTCTGTAGTGTCTGTAGCGGAACGCAGTGCTGTTTTTACTGGGTCAACAATAAGGTGTGACGCTAACAGCGATATGTTGTTTGCAACATACGAAAGTTCTACATCACTGAACAATAGTTCCCTGATAGCCTTGCCCTGTCTTTGAATAAATAACGTACCACCTTCAGCTGCCTGTGGTCTGATAAATGCTTTGGCACCACGTTTTGTACTAGATTTGGCAACAACATTAGATGGAGTGATAGGGTCTAGGTCACCCTGGGGAATAAAGAATTCTGCACCAGTAGTAAATATCTGCAAGTCACGGCCTGACCGCATACCAGTAATAGTGTTAACGCTATCTGTGGCTAAGGTAATTTTTATTGCGTCATCGTCCAGCCCTTCAGCTGCTTTGAAATTGAAAAACTGAGAAACCTTAGAGCCAAATAAAGTAGAAGGCAGTGACGCACTACCTCCAAAATATAACCTTCCCTCATGGAACGTGCAGGATATAGGCCATCCTTTTACATCGCTCCAGGCATTTTCATATCCGCTTTCTAAAAACCAGTTCTGTGATGCCACTGCATTCTTATCAAAGAACGGCACCTCTACAAAAGCCTCAACCTCTGTAGCAGAATTAAAGTTAATTATCCTGGCTCTTCCAAACCCATCATCTACCTCTATGTACTGGTCAACATCAGCACTAGTAAATATTCCTGTGCCTGCTGTGATTGTTACCGTTCCATCTACAGCTGACGGTGTAATAGTTGTTGTCGGCCTGGTGGTTGTAATTGTAAAGGCGTGTTTAGGGATAACTAGGTCAGTTATAAGGCTGGCAGTCCAGTCACTGTTTGTGGCCCCACGAACAACCTTGAATGGTGCAAAGTTTGGGTGCACACAAATCAAAGTGTCGGCTGACTGAGTATGATATAATCTGTTAATATCGTAGTTTGTTACTACGTATAGATTGCCTATGTTGTAATCCAGGTAATCATTACCGCTGCCATTTATGTTTGTTATCATTGAGCCAGCTGCATAAAACCTCATTCTGATTTTTGCACCAGGATTGTTAGTCTGCAAAGCAGACATCACAACCATGAAACTTTCTTCAACGCTAAACTCAAAAGGCACAAGGTAGTGCCCATTGGCTGCACCATCCGCTGTAATGTCAGTAAGAAACTTTAGTCCTGGCCTACGGCTAAAACCGCCCTGGGGTTCAAAGATGACGTTCTTTGCTGATTGCACAGACGTATAGTATTGCTGTAGGTCTATACGGCCCTGTAGTAAAGGGTCTAGTTCACCTATAGTAAATGATGCTTGATACTGTTGTATTCTGCTCATCTAATCTCTGTTAGCAGATAATCACCCACTACAGATGGTGTCTGCCCCCCACTGTCTATTGATGCAGCTTGGCGAAAGTAACCGCCCCTAAAACCTTCGTTGATGGTTCCTAGGGCAATGTTTCTCCAGTAATCTGCTTTTGTAATTTGGTCAGTGATAACCTCAGCTAAATGCCAGGCCATTTGATATGCAAGCAGCGTGATAAAGTAGGTAGGCATAACTGCCTCTGTTACTGCTCGTTGATAATCTATATGAATTTCTGCAGCGTTGGTCATAAGGACAGGGTAACCGCCAGCTGCCTGGTTCATTTCCCAATCTTTAAATATAGCTGCCCCAGCAACGCCTGTAGTTCTAACGGCCTCAGGAACGCCATTAAGAATATCATTTGGTAATCTATATTGATATCGCCACTCGCTGTTTGGTGTGGCTGTGTCTTGTGCTAATTGTGTTTTAGCAATAGTAAAACTCCACCTGTACATTCCCAGGGTAGAGTTCTTAACCTCTTTATAGATGGTATCACAAGCCTGTGCAGCTGGAGAGCCATCACTAAAAGAAGTGATTGCCTCAGCACCCAGTAATAGTAACGCTTTGTTACAAACTTTTACATCAGTATCGCCTGCTGCCATCTAATACCTCCCATTAGTAGTAGGGGGCGTTGCCGCCCCCCACCTCATGTTAGTCAGTATCTGTTTGTGCAATGGTTGTTCCATCAGTAACGTCAACCACGCCAGCTGCCGTATTAGAGGCAACGGTGTGAAT